ATTTTATATTCCTTATTATTAAAGCCCCCTAGAGTTCCTCTATAAGGGTGGCTTAGAAGTATTTCAATAGTTACATACCTCTTTTGGTGGTTTAAATTTAATAGCTTGAGCACTACTATTAAAATAATTTTCTTTTTCTAGCGCTCTCGTCTGCATAAGTTTTCTGGTTTCGGCATAGTGGATCGAGACTGAGCTTAAATATTGCTCTAGAATTGTAAATTTGAAACACTCAGCACCTATCTCTTTTATCTTCTTATTGAAGCTATCTGATGAGCCTGTATATGTCTTCCAATCTGATTCTTTCCAACAATCTTCTCTCCACTTATCTGACCCCTTATCTTTTACTGGATTCTTAAGTGACCTAACTTTAGGTGGTCTAAGCTTCCAATAAGTCTTACGACCTATGTATCTTATATCTTCAGTAGTACAAACTATCTCATATATAAAACCAAAGTATTTATCAGGATCAGGTGTCTCACCTTCCCAGTGATGTTTATGCTTTTCTGACATTAGCCATTCCTTTATCGTTGTATTTGATTATAACGCCATTACCTTTATATGACTGACCATTACATACTTCAAGAAGTTTAACTCGTATATCATCTAATTCTTTAGCTGCTTCATCAGCTTTATGTTTAGCAACTAACCAATCATTAGTTAAGTCATTCCATTCTTTAGTATTAATCTCTACAACATCAGTAGTAGCTGGTATAGGTTCTCCTTTAAAGAACTCTTCCCAACCATTTAGTAGTTGTTTAACTAGCTTCTTGTTCTTCTTAAAGATTCTATGTTGACCATTTTTAGTCTCAGCACAATAAACAAAGAAGTGACATTCATCTACTTCAGCTAACAACATTTGTTGTGTCATCTGTAATTGATAATGTATAGGTAACTCAGCTTTATCTACCATAGCTTTCCATAAAGGTGAATTACAACCTTTCAATGGACACTTTATTTCTAATATAGAGTTACCAGTCAACTGTTCCATGCCATCTAGCGATGCCATTAATGGTAGACCTTGTATCTTATTAGTAATACATAATGGTTCAAAGACTTTATTTAATTTATCCTGGATAAACTGTCTAGCCTCATCTTCATATTTATGTCCATGAGCCATAGCAAATGTCATATCTATCTGCATGTTACCCTTCTTTAACTGATATAGTTCATATCTGTTTTTAGGGTTCCACGGACTAACCTCACATGCTGCTGCAGCTTCAGACGCAGTACCATATTTCTTTCTGATTTCTAACCACTCATCACTACCTTGTGGTAGTTCATCTTCAGTGTATACTTTCTTCATAATATCTCCTAGTGAATATCTAACCAACTATTACCTATTTTAGCGTTGCCATCCATTCTACAGGCAAAACCTAATTCTTCACCTGCTTCAGTAGCTGATTCTTCTAGTATTTTAGCTAGTTCACCAGCTCTACTTGGATCGCATTCAAAGTTCTGTTCATCGTGCATTACAGCTAATAACTTACAATCGATGTTTGCATCTCTAATCTTTCTATCAGAGATTACCATCCAGTTCTTAGTTAGTATTGCCTCATTACCTTGAAGTAAATAGTTTAATAGTTTATGTTTACTGTTGCATAGTATCTTTCTACCATCTTGAGCAATAATATATTGATTGTTACTTCTTTCGAATTGAGAATCAAGTTTATTCTTAGTATTACTTAATGCAGGTAGTCCTTTAAGAAACTTAGACTTAAGTTCTTTTGCTTCTTTAGTTGTGATACCTAAATCACTAGCAGTCTTAGCATCTCCAGCACCAAATAAGAAACCATAGATAAATGTCTTTGCTTTCTTTCTATTTGGTTTACCGTCTTCATCTAACAGACCAGCAATCTTTGCGTTTACAGAGTGTATGTCTGTACCTTCTTCTTCTTTGCCTTCAATAACAGTATTGTTATAATCAGGGTCACCCATAGCTGCTGCTAATAGTCTTAACTGAGCTGATGCTAAGTCACAACCTACTAACACTTTACCTTTAGGTGCTACGAAGATACTTCTTAACTCTTTACCATATACAGCGTGGTCACTTGGTACATTGACTAAGTTACGATGTCTCATACGACCAGTAGCTGCGCCTAAAGTCATTGGTATACATTCAAGTCTGTTGTCTTTTCTAATAGTGTTTAACCAACCAGTATTATCATTCTTAACTGACCTTAACATATTCCTTCTATGACTATAAATCATATGTAAAGCTATGTCTTTACCTAAGTCACCTTTAATAGTATCAAAACTATCTTCAGTTAGTTTAGGTGAAGAGCGTTTGTTATTACCGTTCTCATCTACTTTCATATTCCATTCAGTAGGTTGCCAACCTTCTCTCATTAAGAAGTCTTTAATAAGAGCGTGTTGAGTCATTTCGATTGGTGTAACTTTAACTCTACAATAGTCACCATTAACTCTTAACTTAAATATATCTTCAGACATATAGTTAAAGTAGTTAGCACCATCAAAGTATTTAAGTATGTGAGCATGTAAGTCACCTTTCTTAGTGTACTTTGGTGTAACAAATTTATCTATTGAGTCTAATCGTTTAATATTAGGTGGTAGTTGTGGTGATATCTTATTAGCTAGGTCATTTATCTTATCTGTTAAGTCTTGAAAATAACTTTCAGCTAAGTCAACATCTACTAACCAGCCATTCTTAACCTGTTCAGCACTGATTCTTGCTACTTCAAATTCAGTAGTAATTACTTTGCCTGGTATCTTAGCTAGTTTAAATTCCTTTCTTAATTCTAAAAGAACTCTTACATTGATTTCAACATCTTGTTCACATCTATGTAACATTCTTTCTTCAAAGAAAGACCATTGCTCTTGAGACGGTTTAGCTAATCCTAATCGTTCACCCCATTGAGCAAGTCCATGACCACCTCTACTAAAGTTAAGAAGCTGAGATAACAATAAAGTATCAGTTACTTTCTTATTGTACTCAAACCTATATAACTTATTTAATAAAGGTAAATCATAAGCGTAAATGTTATGACCTATTAATGAATCAGCTTTAGACATCTCATATAAAGCTGTTGCGATAGATTGATAACCTTCTACTTCATCAGTGTAAGTTACTCTTTCCTTAGTATCTAAGTTATAAAGCACTATACACCATACTTTAGTAGCATCATTAAGCAATCCATCAGCTTCAATGTCGAATACATAATTCATATATTACTCCTTATTATTATTATTAAAACGGTACTACATCATCATACTCTTCTTCTTCAGCATCAGCAATATTAAACTCATATTTCTTTACTGAGACTAATCTACCAGTAGATTCGTTAAACTTAGCAGAACCAGCATAACCTGTTCTACCAGTAAATCTATTCTTAAGTACATTGACTTTCACTTGATTTCTCTCTTCAACACTATCTGCATACTTGTTTCTAGAGAAAGCAATAATTTGAAACGCTATTTGTTTCAGAGAACCTGAGCCTTTCAAACTATCTTCAGTGACTTCAGCACCTTGTTCATATGATATAGAACCTATACCAGTCTTTCTTAGATGAGATACTACACCGACCCATACATCAAACTTCTTACAAAGTTTAAGTAAGTCAGACATAGTCTTATCCATTGCTTTGTTTACATCACCGTCAATCTCGCTTACAGCTATTGTAATATGATCTAGGTAAATAAACTTACAACCTATTGCAGCTAGATATTCTATCTTATGCATTAAGCTATCATCTGATAAAGAACCTTGGTGGTCTAGCAATGTAAATCTACCTGTACCAGCAGTAGCTTCCCAAGCTTTTCTACCCTCATCACCTTTCCTATCAAACTTAGTATCAGGTAAGTTGATTCTTTTATTAAGATGAATACCGATAATGCCGTCAAGAGTTTCTTTAACAGATTCTTCTAACGATACAATACCTATTTGATGGTCTGTAGTAGTAAGTAAGTGGTATATATCTTCCTTAACAAAGGTTGACTTACCTGTACCAGTACCTGCAGTGAAGATTGTTAACTCACCTGTTCGTCTGCCGTATGTAAAGCTATTTACACCACAGAAACAATCAGGATAAGGTACACTATCTTCTCTCATATCCTTAGAAAACTCTTCCCATGTAGAAGCGGAGTTAATAATACCTGCTGGACTATATGTTTCTGCTCTCCATAAAGCATCTTCAAGTTCTCTTAAGTGATTACCTACAAGATAGTCACTAGCATCTTTACCGTATCTACCTAGCTGAGCAATCTTTGCTTTACCTGTCCTAACTACTTTAGCACATTCTTCTGCACTCTTCTTTCCTACATCATCAGCATCGAAACAAAATACTACTTCATCGAATGTGTTAATGTAATCTAGGTTAGCACAGATTTGTTTTAAAGCACCGCCTACACCGTTGGTTACAGATACTACTGCATACTCTTTATTCTTGTTAGCGTTCATCTGTTGTACAGACAAAGCATCTAACTCGCCTTCAGTTATAACAAGTCTTAAACCACCTGTCTGAAATAAAGATTGACCGAATAATTCTACATCATTCTTTACATCACCTATAGCAATAAACTTCTTGTTAGAAACTTCTCTACGTGAATAACCTACAGTTTTACCATTACGGGTAGTAGGATAATAATGATACTTAATAGTCTGACCATCAGTCTCATCATAACCTATCTTAACACCGTACTTATTAGCAACTTCTTTTGTAATACCTCTTTCCTTAAAACCTCTTACAGGAAAGTCTTTTACATCAGACACTGTTTCTAAATTGTCCATCTGTTTATACTCCTTATTATTATTATTAAATTGACTATCGCTATTTTCTAGCTTATAGTCTCCACAACCAAAGCAATAAGCACTATAACTCCCGTCATTATGCTTATATGTTGCTTTGTTGTCTTTAGAACCACAGTTACTACAAGCACCGTGATTCTGAAGCACACCATTTTCTTTCATTAGATTTTATTCTCCAGATATGTCTCGAGCCTTTTAACTATACCTTCCATCATAGTAACACACGCATCTAAGTTAGATTTGTTTTCTACTCTGTCTTTAGGTAATGATTCTAAAGCTCTTTTTGATTCTGCATCAATGATAGACCTACAAAGATTATTTAATGTAGTATAGTAACTACGCTTATTAGATGCTTGTATTTCTACTAGCACCCATTGATTAGCGTCTGCTTCAATACCAAATCTATCGTTTAGTTTATACATTATCTGTTATCTCCTCGACCGTGCAGAACTCCACGCTCTAAACGATCCCTTAGTTTAACCATATTAACTTCCGCTACTTGTTGTAACGAAAACCCATGTTCAAACGATAACATAGTTACAGTCCATAGGATATCACCTAATTCTTTGATTACATTATCGTTGAACTCAACTAGATTCATATCACCTCTAAGAAGTCTTTTCTTTAGAGAGAATAATTCACCTACTTCTTCTGGCAGTTGCGCCCACACGACCTCGTCATTTTCATACTTAGCCGTGCTTAACGCTGCTGCTTCATACTCAGCAATCTCCATAACATTCTCGCATTTCTTTCTTAGGTTTCTTAGGATACATAGTATCTACATTCCACCTTTCCATAAACGAATCTATATCTTCCTTCAACCAGTTCCACTCTTTAGGTATAACTGTTTCTGGTTTAGCACCAAAGTCTAAAGGTGTTCTACCTTCTAAGACATTGATACGCATACGGATATAGTCGATAGCTTTATTTAAATCATCTATCTCTTTATCTTTAGCATTCATAGCACTCTCCTTGTGACCTGCTCTTGATATATACTTAACAGTATTCCATAACAAGAAATCAAGCTTCCAAGCGTGTGCTACTTCAGCTGGTTGATGATGATCAGGTAATCTATTGTAGTGTTTAGCACCGACATAGTCACCTTTTCCTTTTATCTTTTTCATTGTATACTCCTATAAATAAAAAAACCCCCTCAATTAAGAGGGGTAGGTTTAGTTAAAATACTTCTTCATCTTCTAAAGAAACTTCTGGTTGTTCCTGAATATCAAATTCAGTTCCACTAGTGTTATTACCAGTATATTCTACTAAATCAATTACCTGAATAGCAGTCAACATAGCTTTAACACCTTGTTGTCCGCCCATATCCCAAGGTATTTCCATGTACTGAACATTAGCCTTAGTACCGTTACCGATAATTAAAGGGTCAACGTCATTACCGAACATATCAATACACTTGATAGGCGCAGCTGGTGTACCGTCTCGCTTCAGACAGTTCTTGGTTAGCTTAATTAAAGGCTTACCAGTTTCTTTGTCTTCACGTTCTTTCTGAGCGTGTTTCTTCTTTACCCAGTCAGCAGACTGTTTAGCAGAACAGATACAATCAACAGACCATTCTTTAACATCTGAACGGTACTTAGTACCTGCGTTGCTACCACATTTACACCATTTAAGTTCTACATTAGATAATATAGCCATTTTATTACTCCTTATTATTAAAGTTAAAAGTACCTGTTTGTATTACACTGGTACAGGCAAACCAGCGGATAGTTTCGGTTATAGGTACTTAAGAAGAGTTGGAGACTCACCTATAACCTCACTGTAATTAAAATAAAAAGTGGACTAACTAATAGAATAGGTGTGGGGTATTCTAATAGAAAGTCCGTGACTGTTGAGACAATTT